ATTTATGTCTCATCATAAAACCTGTAAATTCGGGAACAAAAGACTTTTTTAAACTATCTCTGATAGTATTATAGTCTTCATAATTTCTAAATTTATCGTCATACTTTTCTTTATTTTCTAAATACTCTTTACTATAGGCGTAAAAAGTTTTAAGTGTATCCAGCTTATCAAATTCAACAGGTTCATAGCTCTCGGGATCATTCGCTGATGCTTTAATGTAATCATTAATTAAGCCCTTGGCTATATCTTCATTGGATTTCTGACAACCTACTAAAGCACAAGAAGCGATAAGTATGTAAATTATTTTCATAAGAAATTCGGTTTAAAATATATTCAAGATACAATAAAGAAACTAGATTTAAAAAATCAAGATACTTTTAATGATATCCATCGTTTTCATAGTCAACATTTCTGATGGCTGTCTACGTATCAGTCTCCAACCTTGTTCAACAAGTAAATTATTCTTTTCCATATCTCGAGCGATTCCGGTACCAGAGGAATGACCGCTATTTCCTTTCATCCAAATGCCACCCTCCTGCTCGATCGCGATCTTATACTCAGGAATAGCATAATCAATTCGAAACAGACGATCAGTAGAAAAATAAAACTCGGGCCAGACCTCGATTCCTAGCTCCTGCTCTACAAGCTGGATAAATGGATCCTTATATTTGTCTTTGTTTTTGATATTACGGCTATCATCAATCCACCCTGTTTTAATCCTTTTGGAACGTTTCTTTCGTTTTGCTGGCATTGATAAGGCTTGTTCTGAATTTGGAGGATACAGCACGCCTTTGACCTCTACGTAACCGCGTGACCTAACGTCTTTGATTAATGCTGTACCCCAACCTTTCATTTTTAAACACCTTTACCTTCTTGTAGTCTCTTACCAACATCAAAGAAGGACATTGATCCACTTACACTTTTATTATTAGATGAGCTTCCACCTTCTGAAGATGATTCTGTTGATACTTCTGGAATGACTGCATTATACATAATCAGATTGCGCCATGAGACTTTCCACTTTACATCGTGCTCACTCCATCGGTAGTATTTACATATACTTGCTACGAATCCCCACGGACTTCGGGCTCCAGGCTGAGGTTTAGATCCTGAACTTTTCTGAGTGATGCCGTAATGCCGAAAAAAGTCTCTACATCTAACCTCCGGTAGATGTCAAATGAAAGGCTTTCTAATTCTTTAATTGAAAATTGATTATTTAAAGCAAGGTAAAGCCATCGAGGTGGCACAGATGATCTATTATGAATTCCAATAGCTATAAAGCTGATTAAAATAGGAATGTTGGCTCGAATGATCTTATATAAACCTAGATCCTCTGTGTCTTGTTCATCCTTAGTTGTTTTCAAATCAATCAAAGTTCCAAGTAACCGGTAGACGGTACCAGGAAAAGGATCTGCTAAATAAATCTTCTTGAATCTTGGAAGTATAAAGAGGAAAGACAGTAGTTTATGCCATTTCTTAACATAATCGATCTTAACCTTTTTAACGAATTGTTTACGATCGGTGATGGTATCAACAATTTCTTGGCCAACTGGATTAGCCGATTCTGTATTTTCTGTGATCATGTGGTTAGGGTAAAAAAGCCCTACTTACCGCCTAACCTCGGCTTTCAGGCTCGTTTAAGATTGTTATTATCCTTCTGGAAGGGTTACATCAACATATTTGAATCCAAACGCTGGGACTGCAGCACCTGTTGCGTCTGAAGGAGTTGTTGCGTCACCGCTTAAACTCAAAGCAACAAAGCCTGATTTCGTAAAGTTATTTACAATACCTGTTGAGATTGCTGCAACTGGAATTTCCAAAACGAATTTCTTTCCTTCAAATGGTTTTGAAGTGAAACGAATAGCCAAATAATGAATTTCATCATTGATCGGTGCTTTGAACTCAGTTGCTGCGGTTGTAACTTCACCTTTAAACAATAAGTTCGCGTTGTCAATGGACATATCCAAAGAGTTTGCTGCAAATGTTGGTGGATCTGTTTCGCCAGGTAATACCCAACGAACACCGGATTTATCTTCTACTCGGAAACGAACTTTTTCTAAAGGTGGAATGGTCATGTTAACCGAGTCCATCTCGATATCAACAATCTTTTTCCAGCCTGTGGTTGGCATGGCCCCATTCAATCCGATTGGAGCTAACTCAATACTTTCAACACCTGTTACAGCTGCCATAATATTTTATGATTTGTGGCCTGCACTGCCATGTTAATACTTTTATTAATTTTTGTCCCTACGTAAGTAGGTATATTTTACTTTGAAGTTGAAATACCAGTTCTTTCCATCGGGAATTACCTCACCACCACTATCAAGTTGAAGGATAAAATCAAAACCTCTGTAATCGTCAATAACCTCCATTAAAACCGATCCTATTTCATTCATCCGCGCAATATTCGGTTGAGTAGTATCAGTTGCGGTTGGATTTGCCGCAACTTGATTTTTAAGATTGGGAACGTGAGTATTTAAATTGAAGTAACCCTCAGTAATCTGCTCAGCACTTGCTACTATGGTATTAATGACTATATCTTCTTTATCAGAATTAAGTCTTCTGTTCATGATCCTAAGCTCACCGGTTAAAGAAGTATTGGTTATGACATCTGCCATTTCAATTACCGCTTTAATATCCTCCATCGCTTGAACAGCTGTTTTAAATACTTTAGTTGCCATATCCTATTGAATTGATCCGATCTCATCAAATGCTTGTTTCAATGCGCTATCTAAATTGATATAAGCACCTTTCAAGACATCAAATCCCCTACTCTCAACCCAACTAGAATACTCCATGCCTGAAACAAGAACTACTCCCCATCCCGTTGACTCCCTCAATACATCAAGCGCCACTTGCAATCCTTCCTTCACTCCTGTTACCCTATCTGTTCCAACCGGACTTTCTTTGAAACTTGTATGAACGACTTTACCATCCTTGTAGATAATGAAACCTGTCGAGCTTCTTAGATTGCCAGTATGATCATCATAGGCTTTTCCATTTGTGATCTTATTTCGTACCAATTCAACACCGCGTTCCAGGACTTTAGATAAATGCTGTATGACTTCCTTATCAATCTCACGTTGAACCTCTAGCGCCAAAGCATTCATGTTGGTCGTTATTTCAAGTTCTATTTTCATTACATCTTCCCTCTACAGTGCATTTGTCCTTGATGAAACCAAATCAATTCTTGCTGATAAACTATGTAGGCTCCAGACATATCCTTACCTGTTACCTCAATTCCTGATAAAATAGGTTCAGTACCGTAAGGAAAAGCGATATCAAAACTATATTGAACCTCAGTACCATCTTGTTTTCTAAAAAACGACGTACCACGAACAGGAACAAATCGACATTCAACAGTCACTTCATTGCCGTTTTGGTGCTCATAGGTTAAAGTATCCGGATATTGATTTTCTACCATAAGTCGGAAACGCTTGTAATAGTTGGGGTATCATCTTCTTCCATTTCATCAGGCACTCCCCATTTTTTAAGTAGCGCTTTACGAAGCTTTAGAAGACCATCAATGCTACGTTGAGTAAGCAGAAAGTCTAATTCCTTGACAGAATCTGGTGAAAGTGCTACAACGAAGATTAGCGCTGCTAAAGCAAGATCAACCCCTTTCCTGCTTTCTTCATTTTGTGGAGTATATTCCTCATCAGGAATAATATTTTGCTCCAATAAGACCGTCGTTACGGATCCAGGCTTGACGGGAATGTTAATTTTGCTCAGCAGTGCCTCTCTATTCGTCATAACTTATCCTTTCTGAACTAATTCACGACTAACAAGGTTTTCCAGACGTTCAGCATCCAAATGAGATACATCATCACCAATGTTGAAAATACCTTCACCACCTTGGTTATCACGGAAAGCACTGATAACAGTAAATTTCTTCTCAGATTTTACTGTTTTAGCTTTCCCACCTGCTTTTACCAATTCACCTTGAAGCTTCCCGATTTGGCCTTTAAGATCTTTGTTTTCAGCTTGAATCTTTTCGATTTCAGGTTTCAACTTATCCTTGAATGCCAGATGCTCTGTTTCTAAAGCAGCAATTTGATCAGTCTTTGCTTTCAAATCGTCCTTCAATGAAATAATTTCACTGTCTTTAGCATCCAATTCACCTTGAAGTTTTTTAATATCTTCAGCTGAAGCATTAGCATTCGCGTTAAGATCCAACTGTGATTGATCTGAAGATTGAGCTCCTCCTACTTTAGGAGAAGATGCCGGAGTAGTTGCTCCGGCTTTCTCTGTTTTGTTTTCACTACCCACCTGGTAAAATTGTTTTAAGAATGAATGTCGCTTTCGCATTGAATAATACTGGAGTACAGTACGCGGTACCTTTTGTAACTACAGTAATAGGATCCTCGATTCCCCAAGTTTTTATCAAGACAATACCTGATTTGGTTTTGGTTGCAACACCTGCTTGAACATATTCATCAGCAGAAGTTGTGTGTTGAGTTTTACCTAACTGTTCAGTTACAGAGAAAGAAACGTGTCCTGGTTCCCATCCGGAAACAACAGTTTGCTCACCGCTTTTAGATTCTTGAACCATTTCTGATTTCCAAATTTTAAAGATTGGTAAGCCTTGAGTTTTTAAAGAGCTATTAATGTCATTGAGAGTAGGCTCCTTTTGCAAACCTAATGCAGTGGTGATATAGGTAGCACAAAACTTCTGAACACCCGCATTCTTAGCCATTAGTTCAACAGTTGTGTCCTCACACCAAGCAAACTGTGGAATCGGCTTATTTGCTAATCTTGCAGCTGCTTTAATTCTTCTTATATCACCGATGATATCAGCATCTGGATCACTCCAGTCTTTAACAGCGTTTAAAAAGTTGGCAACAGGGATTTGGAAGCTTACATCAGATACAGTTTGTACACCTTGCTCGTTATTGATTTGTGTTAGCTTATATGCGCCAGTTGAGGCAATACGTTTAGCCAACCACTCATTACGAGCTTCAATACCATTACGTGCAAAAACTTGATCTTCATAATGCCAATCTAATATGCGTTGTGCAGCCTCTCTACGAGTAGGGCCAGCCGGCAATCTTCGTACAGCATCTTCTAACTCGCGCAATGTGTTAAAGTCTGTTTCAACTTTATCCCGTGCGATTTCAATTTTCGGCATATCACCCTCAACTTTAGTTGGAGTATTACGACCAAATCGAGGTGCAGCACTATTGAAATCAGTTACTGCTGCCATTACTTTAGCACCAAACTGAG